TAAACCACAATATGTTGTATATTCGTCCTATTCTCATTAAGTACCTATTGACACCACTATGAAACTAACACGGAAGCAGATAGCAGAAGGACTGAAGGCAACACCAATCCAAGACATTTTACTTGGTGTCAATAACCCTGCAGGAGTAACGCTTACCGCTAAACAAAAGGCATTCGCTGAAGATGTAGCAAAGGGAAAACCAAAGGCACAAGCCTACAGAGAGAACTACAACACTAAAGGCAATAAGGCTGTGGAAGCCGTAGAAGGTCACAAGCTAGCAAATAATCCTAAGGTGTCCAATATGATAGAGGCTTTCAAGGCATCAATAGAGGCACAGAAATATCTTTTCCCTGCTCACCTTAGGGCGATGGCTATACAAAAGCTGACAGAGAAAGCACTTGATGACACGCTACCACCAAGCCAACAGCTGAAAGCATTGGAGTTAATCGGCAAGATGTCAGAGGTTGCACTATTCACAGAGCGCAAAGAGGTCATTACTACCAACACCAGCGCAGACGCTAAAAGTAAATTACTGGGAACTCTCTTAAATGCAATCAGTAACAGCAAATCATTAAGCACAGATAAGAAGGCAGAAGCACAGAGCCTGTTGGATGAACTAACCAATACTAGAGAAGTGCAGACCATTGAACAGGATGAAGAAGACGCTGAGACCGGCTCAAACGTGCCGGCTATGGGAGACGAAATCGGGAATATTGAGACCCCACCGGATGCCGACCCCCAAAATCATGCCTATTCTGAGCCCGAACATTTGCATAGTATTTCTGACAAAAGATTACCAACTGACAAACAATCACCAGCTAAAAACACAGGGGTACCCCTTAACGATTTCCCAGAAGGTGATGAGAATGATTCTCAGGAGAATGACCCCCTTGATGTTTTGGAATAAAAAGTGGCAGGGGTATATATAAAATTTATGAAGTAAAGGACGTTGTATGGATGTATGGGTTAAGTTATATGATCCTAGTGATAAGTGGTATACAAGGAAGTTAAGATCTATTAGGTGGAGAGTAGCCGGACTGTTACGCAAGCTTAAGCATGGTCCGTCAGGTATTGCTGCGTGGATGAAGATGAATAGGCGGTGTAAGGAGTTGAACCGTGCATTGATAGCGGAAGCGGAACGTATTGCACGTGAGCCAAAATATCCGGCTCCTACACCTGAAGAGATTCAAGACTTTATTGATTGGTCACAGGCGCATGGTGTGATATATGATAACCGTGTGACAAAGGTAAATAACCCACGTGATTCTAAATATGGAGATATTAATGAGTGATCAATGGAAAGCAACAGAGCAGGTAAAGTATATTAACAAAAATGGCCGTGAAGTTTTGCAGCAACTGTGGGTTGAGGTAACGCAAGATGAGAATGGCGTATGGGTTCCTACGGGTAATACAAACTGGATGGAATGCCCAGATGGGACATTATCAAAATGACACCAGCACAGAAAGAGATCTTTTTGGTCATTGATGAGTGGTGGAAGAATTTTGGTTTTGGTCCGACTATTGATGACATCATGAAACTTACCGGTGAAAAAGGACGTGGTAATGTTGCACGTAAAATGCAGATCTTAATTGACATTGGGGTTTGCAAAGGTGTGAAGGGACGTGCACGTTCTATTCGTCCATCCTATTTAAGGATCAGGGATCTTGAATGAACATTAAAGATATTATTGATTTGTTACCTCCTGATGAACAGGCAGCTGTTTGGGAGAGTGTGAAAGAGTATGATGATGCAGCTAATCGTGAGCTTGGTCAAAAAGACTTTTTGGCTTTTGTGCATACAATGTGGCCTGTATTTATTGATGGGCGTCATCATAAGTTAATGGCTGAAAAGTTTGAAGAGATTGCTGCAGGAAAAACTAAGCGGTTGATTATCAATATGCCGCCACGTCATACTAAATCTGAGTTCGCTTCATATTTATTGCCGGCTTGGTTTTTAGGTAAGTTCCCAAACAAAAAGATTATTCAATGTTCTAATACGGCAGAGCTGGCTGTGGGCTTTGGTCGTAAGGTTCGTAACTTAGTGGATAGTGAAGTTTATGCGAAAATATTTCCCAACGTCAGCCTTAGGTCTGATAGTAAGGCTGCTGGTCGCTGGTCCACTAATGCTAATGGTGAGTATTTCGCTATTGGTGTTGGTGGTACTGTTACTGGTAAAGGTGCGGATCTCCTCATTATTGACGATCCTCACTCAGAACAGGAAGCAAAACTAGCTTCTACTAACCCAGAAGTGTTTGACAATGTATATGAATGGTATACCTCTGGTCCACGTCAGCGTTTACAGCCGGGCGGTTCTATTGTAGTCGTAATGACACGTTGGTCTAAACGTGACCTGACTGGCAAGATTTTGCAGGCGATGGTAGATCGTGACGGTGATGAGTGGGAGATTATTGAACTTCCGGCTATTCTACCTAGCGAAAAACCTTTATGGCCTGAGTTCTGGTCTTATCAAGAGTTAGATAAGCTACGTACAGAGTTACCATTGAGTAAGTGGCAGGCACAGTATCAGCAAGATCCAACCTCTGAAGAGGGTGCTCTGGTTAAGCGTGAATGGTGGAAGGTTTGGGAAGGTGATCGTGCACCTCCTTGTGAGTTTATTATCCAGTCTTGGGATACGGCATTTACTAAGAATGAGCGTTCTGACTTTTCAGCCTGCACAACATGGGGAGTCTTCTATCTAAATGAAGATCCTAATGATCCGAATATCATCCTATTGGATGCGCTGAAAGAGCGACTGGAGTTTCCTGAGTTAAAACAAAGAGCAATGGAAATGTATCAAGAATGGCAGCCAGATTCGTTTATTGTAGAGGCGAAAGCTTCTGGTGCGCCTTTAGTCTTTGAATTAAGACGTATGGGAATACCGGTGCAGGAGTTTACGCCAACACGTGGTAACGATAAGATTAGCCGGCTAAATGCAGTGACTGACTTATTTGCATCTGGCAAGGTGTGGGCACCACGCAAGAGATGGGCTGAAGAAGTCGTAGAAGAGATTGCTGCGTTTCCAAACTCAGACCATGATGACTTGGTGGATAGTTCTACACAGGCTTTGTTAAGATTCCGCAAAGGTGGATTTATTCCATTAGCGACTGATTATTCAGATGATCCTGTTGAATTTAAACGTAAACGTGCCTACTATTAAATCTCAGGCATATACTGTATTATTGCAAATTAGTCAACACCACAATTTAGGAATTAAAAATGTCAATAGATAAAGCACTGTATTCAGCCCCACAAGGACTTGGCGCCATTGAACAGCCGGATATAGAAATTGAAATCATGGATCCAAATGAAGTAGAAATTGATGAGCCAGCCGTTGCTGATGGTGAATCATTTGATGCTAATCTTGCTGAATACATTCCAGAGTCTATTCTTACCCAGCTTGCTGGTGATTTAGTTGGAGACTATGAATCTGATGTAGATTCACGTAGAGATTGGATTCAAACTTACGTGGATGGTCTTGAATTACTTGGATTAAAAATTGAAGAGCGCAGTGAACCTTGGGAAGGTGCTTGTGGTGTGTACCATCCTATTCTTGCTGAAGCTGTAGTTAAGTTCCAATCTGAAACCATTATGGATACCTTTCCGGCTGCAGGTCCATGTAAAGGTGAGATCATTGGCAAGGAAACGCAGGAAGCTAAAGATGCAATGGATCGTGTCGTTAGTGACATGAACTATGAGTTGACTGACCGCATGGTTGAGTTCAGATCAGAACATGAACGCATGCTTTGGGGTACTGGCTTATCAGGTAACGGCTTTAAGAAAGTTTACGTTGACCCATCATTAGATCGTCAAACATCTATTTATATCCCAGCAGAAGATGTAGTTGTTCCTTATGGTGCATCACGCCTTGAAACTGCGCCACGTGTAACGCATGTTATGCGTAAGACAGAGAATGAAGTATTACGATTACAAATAGCCGGCTTTTATCGTGACGTAGATCTAGGTAGTCCAGATACAACGCTAGATGAAGTAGAGAAGAAGATTGCGGAGAAGCTTGGCTTCCGTGCTACATCGGATGACCGCTATAAACTATTAGAGATGCATGTTGATCTTGACCTTGAAGGTTATGAACATACAGGTGAAGATGGTGAGCCTACAGGATTGGCTTTACCATATGTAGTAACAATTGAGAAAAACACTGGCATGGTTCTTGCAATCCGTAGGAACTGGAGACCGGGCGATAAAACGCATCAAAAACGTGATCACTTTGTTAAGTATGGATACATTCCTGGCTTTGGTTTCTATGATTTTGGTTTAATTCATATCTTAGGTGCCTATGCTAAATCTGGAACTTCTATCTTACGACAACTGGTTGATGCTGGTTCACTCTCCAACTTACCTGGTGGGTTTAAAACTAGAGGACTTAGAGTCAAAGGTGACGATACTCCTATCGCTCCAGGTGAGTTTAGGGATGTAGACGTACCTTCAGGGGCAATGAAAGACAACATTATGCCCCTTCCATACAAGGAACCTAGCCAAGTATTGGCTGGCTTGATGGATAAAATCATTGATGAGGCTCGTAGATTTGCTTCAGCTGGTGATTTGCAAGTGTCTGACATGTCTGCTAACTCTCCAGTAGGTAGCACATTAGCTATTTTAGAGCGTCAATTGAAGACAATGAGTGCGATTCAAGCACGTATTCATTACTCAATGAAGCAAGAATTGAAGCTTTTGAAGGAGATTATTGCTGATTATGCGCCAGAAGAGTACTCATATGATCCTGCTACAGGAACACGTAAAGCACGTAAATCTGATTACAAAATGGTCAATATTGTGCCTGTTTCTGACCCAAATGCAGCCACAATGGCACAAAAAGTAGTTCAATATCAAGCAGTTTTACAGCTTGCACAGACAGCTCCACAGCTTTATAACCTTCCATATCTACATCGTCAGATGTTAGATGCAATTGGCATTAAGAATGCAGACAAATTAGTTAAGATGCCGGAAGATCAAAAACCTACAGACCCAGTAACTGAGAATGTTAACGCATTAAAAATGCAACCGCTTAAAGCTTTCCCATTCCAAGACCATCAA